CTTCTTCCCAAGTATAGAACTAAGACTGAAGAGTTTGTTCCTGAAGAGGCAGAATTTACTGTAGAGTTTGTTCAGAGATTGAAAGATTTTGCTCGTCCAGTTACAAATAATCCTGTTGTTAAAGCAGCTACAAATAATCCTGTAACAAGATTTGTGGGAAAAGGTCTTAATGTTCTTGATAAAGTAGTGCTACCATTTGGACGAATTGATGGTGTCAAGCGAATGCTTCATCCTGAAGCTATGCCATCCCAAAAAGTTCAAGGAGCAGTCACCGCTTTCGCTCCTCCAGGAATTGCTCACGCTAGCTGGGCGTTAATGGATCCAATTGATAAAAGTAAGTTCCTTCATAAAAATGTTGACGAACCTATTATGAGAACCGACACAAAAATTAAGAAGGCTGTTGGTGAACATCCCAAACCTGGTTCTGGCAAACCCCCAAATTACGGAAGATTATACCGAAATATGCAAACACGCGGTATGTCGATGTTTTAATTATAAATAATCATATCTAAACAAAAGAAGAAAGATGTCTTCATTATCAGGAAAGCAAGTTGATGAAATTAAAAATTTATATGAATCTATCTACACTGAAGAAACGGTAGATGAAACTGTAGAAGTTTCTTATGATGAGTATTCTGATGAAGAACTTCTAGAACTGTTTGTTGAGGAGGTTGCACATGAAGTTCTTGCTACTCTTTATGAGAATGAGTACCTTTCTGAAAAATTTGTTTTAGATGAAAGATCCGGAATTAATGTTGGAAGTCTTTTCAGAAAGGTTACTGGACTCGGAGCAGGTAGAAGAATGAGAACTGGACCTGAACTTAAATTGGGTAAAGGAAAAGTACGTAATACTTATCCAGATCAAACAAATGTCAAAGGACGTGTGAAACCTGGAAGAGAAGTGGGAACTTATAGAAGAACTGTCACAGGCGGGACTCTTGCAGCTCTGATGGGATATCTTGCAAATACACCAATTGGAAAATCTATCAAGGCTAGACTTGGTGGAGGAGCGCAAGGTTTTGGTCAAGGATTTATGCAGGACCCTAAATCTGACACTAAAAATAAACCTGACGATAGTTGGTTAGACAACTATAGAACTAAGTAATTACCATCTAGGTATCATAACATATGGATTATTCAAGAAAAGACGGTAAACCTGGATTTACTAGAAGAAATAAAGATGGTTCTACAACATTCATCTCCATTGAAGACCTAGAAAGAGAAGGTAAGAAAGAGCAGTTTCTTAAAGACCTTGAAAGAAATACTGGAAGAACCTTTCGACAGTGGGAGGACAGTTATTTAAAAAGACGTGGTGAACAACAATTAAAACTTGATCAAGAAAAACTTAAGTCTAATTCTAATTCTAAACCTGAAGTAACAATTGGTAGGGACGATCCTTTTGCTCCTCCTGAGAGTCCAAATAATACCGATACACCTGATCCTACACCACTACCAACACCACCCTCTTCAACTAGACCACCTGCTTCAACTAAACCGACATCAACATCAACATCAACATCGACACCTACATCAAAACCTAAAATTCCTACAGGCGTAGCTGTAAGTCCTACAACTGGTGAAAAGACTAAGTTTGAAAGAAGAATTCCTACTAGTGCAGAACTGAGAGCAGCACAAGCACGTCGTGCTAATGCTCCTGAGGGAGAATCTAAGAAAGAAACAGAATATCAAGCAGTCAAGGCAGCTGTTGCAGCATCTAAAACTAGCACACCAATTAGTAGCAAGCCAACTGATACAGCAACAAAAGCAGCAACAGGTGGACAAAATCCTAGAGTTCAACGCTTACAGGTAGTTCCATTTAAACCGGGTACTAAAAGTGAAGCATACGATGTAGTTTTAGACTACCTCCTCTCTGAGGGGCACGTAGACACCGTAGAAGAGGCGCATTACGTCATGCTCCAGATGACCTCTGAGCACGTCAGAGACATCGTAGAGGGTGAAGGATACTCAAATCCAAGTATTGATGGTAATCCAATTCCATACCCTAAGGGTCATCCTAAAGCGGGAAAACCAGTTTCCTTTAATAAAGCAGAAACTAAGGATATGGATCGCTATAGGAAAGCAAGTGAAAAAGCGGGCAGAAAAATTTATGCGGATGAACCACTTCCAAAAGAATGAAAACGTATATAGAATTTTCTGAACAAGCATATTCATCAAAAGCACAGATTGATGAAGGTCTTGGTACTATCCTGAGACTTGCTAAGAAACCAGTTCAAAGGTTAGCGAAAGGTGCTTTGAACTGGTTTAATAAAGGAAAGAACACACGCATTCCTAATGAGGCACAGGCACGTTTTGGGACGCCTCTAGAGTATCTGAAGAAAAATCCTAATCCTACAACTCTGTTTGGTGATGATGCCTTACAGAGGGGCATGAGTGATACCGCATATGCAGCAGGTAAAAAACCTTCTTTACTAGGAAGACCTGATCAAGCATTCAATCCATTTAGACCCGCGAGTAAAGGTGGTCCCGGATCTGGTCCAACTCCAGTCACAAGAGAACTTATAAAAAGACCTATAAGAGCTGCAAAGAATAGATTGGGACTTGACAAATAACTGAAACGTCAATAGACTAGGTTTGTCCCGGTTAAAGATAAATAATAGCTTAATATTATAAATATAATATGAGTTATGAGAATCCCTGGCATTTTAAGGGAATACCTTTTTTATCTGAGGATATTGACGATAACTTCGGTTTTGTCTATCTAATTACAAATACACAATCAGGTAAAAGGTATATCGGTAGAAAGTATTTCTGGTCATTCAGAAAACCACCTGGTAAAAAAAGGAGAGTAAAACAGGAATCTGATTGGCAGAAATATTACGGTTCTTGTCCACAATTAAAAGAAGATCTCAAACTATACGGCAAAGAGATTTTCAATAGAGAAATTTTAAGTCTTCATGATACAAAGGGTAACTGCAACTACGAAGAGACAAAGCAGTTATTCTTAAATAATGTCCTAAGCGAGGCTCTTGACGATGGGACGCCCGCGTACTATAATTCCAATATTCTAGGGCGTTACATGCGTAAAGATTATGGTAACTTTGGAAGAGACGTGTCTACTGACGACTGACTGGGCAATTGATCGTATACATACTCTCTGTGAATCCAATAGTTTTATTAATGCTGAAGATGCTTTTGCAATTCAAAGTGAATTTCAGGAGTGGTTGAATCCAAATTCCCTAACTCATGACATAATCTCACTAGAATACATAGGAGAAAGGCATGACGACTAGTCACGGACCTTCTAAAGAATTCAAGGAAAAAATTCTTGATGAATGTAAAAAATTAAGTGCTAAAGGCGAACACATCCAAGCATCGCACTTATATAGAACTTATTTTCCAGAAGACGCAAAACTATTTTATGATCATTAAATTATTAAAAGAAAATTATGCTTGAACTTATTCTTTCTTTAACACCGATGGACTATGATCACCTAGCACGAGCAGTGCAGGTGGAAGCAGCTACAGGAACTAAAGACGAATACTGTGTTGCGGTATCTATCTTAAATAGAGTTAGATCTCCCAAGTATCCTAATAGTGTTGCTAATGTTGTGTATGCCCCTGGGCAGTATGAGGGTTTTCTTTACAGGAGACCTGCTGCTAAACAATCAGTTATTGCTCGTTTAAAAAACAGCGATAATCTTATGAATGCATACAGTATCATTGGAGACAGAACAGACTTCAAAGGTCAGACAATGCTCAGATATAGAGTCACATCTGAGGACCCGATGTGCGATACTAGAGGAAACTTCTATCATTACTATTGGCAGACATGATCAACAAATTCAAACAATTTTTTGAGACACAAACCAGTCTTCTTATGAAGAAAGCAGGTACTTTTAAAGAAGACAATCTTGAATGTCTTATTGATGAAGATGTAGTAGACTGTGCTGAGTTTGATGAAGATCCAGTTTACGTAGGAGTACCTGCCCCTGTTGTTTTACCAACAGACGAGTGGTTTAATTCACCAGTTTTAACTGAAAAAGGTATTGACTATATGGAACAAGAAACTGCAATTAAAATGCAGGATGATTTTTCTGTTGAATCTGACGACATTCATCAAAGAATGTATGAAATTGCAACAGAAAATTGGAGCACTGTTGAGGAAACTCAAGGTGGATCTGAAAATTTCCAGGAAGGACCTGGTGGTTGGTTATCTAGTAATGGTTGGAGTATTTTTAGGTAATGACAGAGGATTGGAGATTTACTGATGAACGTATGCAGTTAAGAGCTGCTGTGTTTCGTGCTTTACAGCATCACCTTGACGAAAACTGTAGAGCAGTATATGAATTTTGTCACAATTGGGTAAGTCAAGGAAATCAAGATACAACAAACATTGAACTTTATTTTAAGGAGTACTTACGTGATGTCCATCAAAAAAATGTCTGGAAACTTGAAAGTTGCCTTAGCGTCAATCCTAATGAGCAGTTGCTTCCTCGTACCGAGTGTGAAGGCGGAGAGCAAGATAACTAAAGGGTACAACACCATGGATTCTATGGGTTGTATGCTACTTCGCGAGTGCACAGATGGAGTCCATAAAGTCGAAAGTATCGCTAGTATTGCTGATGAGTATCCCAATATTGATTATAGTATTGTTGCTGACGAGTTCCACACAATGCTCCTTGCCTTGGAACAGGTTGGAGTTGGGGTGTTTCTAGCAGACTCAAAGTATTTTCCTATCGGTCATCGTGGTGTCTACCATACTGTTAGTAATAACTTCTTCTTGAATAAGGAACATATGGGTAGCACCGCATACCTGATGCAGGTGATGCGTCATGAAGGATGGCATGCTGCACAGGATTGCATGGCAGGAACTATTAAAAATAGTTTGATTGCTATTATTAAACCTGAAGATGAGGTGCCTATGATCTGGCGTATCATGGCAGAAAGAACCTATCCAGAGTCTGCTGTGCCGTGGGAAGCAGAAGCAGGTTGGGCAGGTCGCACTGAAAAAATGACCATGGAAG